CTATGATAAAATCAATGATCTTATTGCATCCACATTGCACTTTATTAATGTCTTTAATAGAACAAAACATGTGTACGGAATGGTAGAAGAGAGAGAAAATGTTTGCAGGATATCAACAATCGGGTTACTTGATACCAAGACCTCAGAGGAGAAGATGTTCTACGATTTGGACCTGATTAGGGAAAAAAGTTATTTTTACGCTTTAAATAAGAGTACACTACTTAATGAGTCCAACATGATTTCTACCCTAGAGGGCCAAATCGAAGAAAAAAAGGAAAAGTGGTTGACAAAGATTTCGTACAGGTTATATTCGACTGACTACGAAAATGACTTCGGTTATTGTGTTCAAAGAACTTCAAAGGTACAGGGGGAATCGTGATAGCGTATGTTGGTTCATTTGTGAAAGATGATGGAACAGTTCGAAGAATGTATTTTGCAAAGCTTGATGATATGCCTGCTGGTTTCTTGGACGCCAAGACAACTGGCACTGGCAGGTCGCCAACTCAAGAGCCAGGCAAGGAATTGGTCTGGGATTTGCAAGTAAATAATTTTAGAGTTTTTAACTATAGCACTCAGCGCGGGGAGGTTACTCCTTTCCAGTACGATGAGAATAATTTAGTTTGACAAGTTTAGCACGATGGGATATTAGCTGTCGTGACTATAGGGTAGCCACCCACATTTATTATTAGGAGATAAAAAATGGCTATTGATTTAAAGAAGATGAGAAATAAATTGAATAGATTGGAGGGTAAGGGCGGATCCTCGGCTTTCTGGAAGCCCCAGGATGGCGATCAGACTATCCGGATTCTTCCGAGCCCAGATGGGGATCCCTTTAAGGAGTATTGGTTTCATTACAATCTTGGTAACAACAGGGGCTTTCTTAGTCCGAAGCGGAACTTCGGAGAGGAGGACCCACTGAATGA